ACTTTTGCCTCCGCCCAAATTTGATTTATTTCCTCATCGGTCAAATCGGTAAACACGCTCTTTTTTATCGGCACAATCTCCGTATCAACAGGCCAAAATCTTCTGTTGCCGGTACGGTCACGAAGATAATCGCTGTTATTGCTCGTACCGAAAAATACACATCTTCGCGGGTGTTCCTGTACTATTCTGCCGTATGCCGCGCGGTATCTGTCCGACGTCTGCGACAGTATCTGTTTAACACTGCCGACTTCCGATTTATTCAGTGCCTCAAGTTCGCTTATCTCTACAATCCATTTACCCTGTATAACCTCGCACAATTCCTTACCCTCGAACGTCTTTATGCCGTCCGTAAACCACCTGTCAAAGCCGACTTTGCGAAGTAT